ATCGTTACGGCAGGGTTCCCGTGCCCGGATTACAGTTTCGCCGGGAAGCGGGCTGGCAGATTCGGAAAGCATGGCCAGGTCTGGGATCTCGTCCTCAAGGCGATTCGCGACGTGGAACCCGCAATCGTCGTGCTGGAGAACGTGGCCGGAATCCGGACTCCTCATCGCAATGGATACGCAGGACTCTGGCATGTTCTCGGAGACCTGGCCGAGAGCGGGTACGATTCGGAATGGCTGTGCCTACGAGCGTCCGACGTGGGTGCCCCGCATCACAGAGATCGATGGTTCTGCCTCGCATGGCGCAGGGATCTGGACGACGCCGATGGCGACGGAGGGCAAAACCCCGGGGGCGAGGACGAGGACGAAGCACAGCCTGTCATCAGCTTCTGCAGCGCGGACGACTCCGACACTGGACGATGTGAACAACGTCACCCGTCGGAGCGGACAGCAGAGGAGCCTCTCGCGCGACGCAAATCTCTGGCAGACGCCGTCGACGCAGAGGTTCCGCACGCGGGGCGGGAACCGGTCGGACGAGCTTGGGCTGGACAATCAGGCCAAGGCGTTCCCGACTCCGTCCGCCCGGGACGCGAAGGGCGAAAACCATGTCCGCCATCTGGCGGTGGCAAAGGGCAGGAAGCACATGGATCAGCTGCCGAACTTCATCGCCCACTCGGAATCTTCCCCCCAGCGCCTGATGAGTTCGGACGGTGGGCGGAAGTCCTCGAGCGATTCCCCCATCTTGCGCCGGCGGTTGAACCCGGCTTTCGTTTCGTGGCTGATGGGACTCCCATGGTGGTGGACGAATCCCGCGCCGCTCAGCTTCGCGCCCTCGGAAATGCAGTCGTACCTCTGCAGGCTGCGGTCGCTGTGCGAGAGCTTCTGCGGAGATCGGGAGTGAGGATATGCACCGAGAATCAATCCGCGGAGGTTTGTGCGAGTGTCTGATCTGACGCCGGAACAGATCCAGGTTCTGGAAGAAGAAGGACTTGGTCCACGCAGGGTCATCCGCTACGTCAAGGAGCTGCTTGATGCTGACCCGGCGCGCGTGATTCAGGTGGACGAGGACGGGAATTTCCGCCTGAAGCGCCGCATCCCGAGGAAGCATCTCCGCGCAGTGACTGAAATCGCGAGGGGCAAGATCAAATTCGTGGATCGCGTGGCTGCTCTCCGTCTTGCCGCCGAGATGGCGAAACAGATCGGCGGAAAGAGGCAGGATGAGAAGCGCGAGGCGCAGACGTTCCCGATTCGTGAGGCCGTGTTCCTGATGCCTGGAGAGAAGCCGGCGCAGGTGTTGTCGATTGAGTCTGCTGGCGCCGCGCCGGAAATTTACATCGCCACGCATGATCGAGGGAATGGAGGGAACGATTGAGCAGTCCGCTGATTCTGCAGCCATCGAAGAAGCAGGCCTTGGCGCTGCAGTCTGAAGCCTACGAGATCCTGTATGGCGGCGCCCGTGGCGGCGGCAAGGCGCTGCCGGTTTACGCCCCCGTGCTGACACGCCAGGGGTGGCGCCCGATGGGAGAAATCGGGCCAGGGGATCTTGTGGTGGACCCCTCGACGGGCCTTTACACCCCTGTGACCGGCGTGTTTCCTCAGGGGGTAAAGCCGATTTTCCGGGTGGTGTTCGACGACGGCGCGCACTTGGATGCAACGGAGGATCACCTCTGGCTTGCGCGACAATCGCTGCACCCGGCCCGCAACGCCGAGCTGGCCCGGCACAGCGCCGAGAGCCAGAACCTGCTCCAGGTTTCCATCCCGCTGGGGTGCCGGTGGGACGGCTGGGACATCATGTCAACCGGAGCGATCTGGCACCTGATCCACAGCGCCGGGAAGAAAGTCTGGATCCCGCTGTCGGAACCAATGCGCCTGTCCGCTCCCGGGGAGGTTCCCTTCAGTTCCGAGTGGGACTCTGAGCTGCTGATGGCATCTCTGGAGGAGCGGGCGGCCGCGCTGCGGCACATCTTCGCACAATATGGTGACACGGGCGATGACGGCCGCATCGTGTTCATGCTTCCGGGCGAGGATGCTGCCTCGCATGTTGTGCAGCTTGTCCGCACGCTTGGCGGGAAGGCGAAGCAGCGTGGCAACAACGCCCGTGCGTGGTTCCCGCGGCCGCAGTGGCTCACCGGCAACAAGTCTGGCGACGGTGCCGTCGGCTTTGCCCGGCGCGTCGTCTCCATCGAGTACGTTGGCGACCAGGAGGCGGTATGTATCAGCGTCCAGTCGCCCCGTGGCGTGTTCGTGGCTGGCGACTACGTCGTCACTCACAACACTTGGGCCGGAATGGCGTGGTTGCTGAAGCACATCTCGAAGCCATACTACCGGGCAATGGTGATCCGGCGCAACGCCGTGGATCTGCGCGAGTGGCTGGATCGGGCGGCTGACATGTACACCCAGATGGGGGCAAAGTTTGTCGGGAAGCCGGCGACGATCCGGTGGCCGAGCGGAGCCATCTTCTACACTGGCCACCTGGCGGATGCCCAGGCGTGGGAGACGGTGCAGGGATGGGAGGTGCAGCGTCTGCTGCTCGAAGAGGCTGGCCAGATCCCGGACGAGGAACGCTACCTGAAACTGATCGGGTCGTTGCGTTCCAAGTTTCCCGACATCCCTCCGCAGGTCTTTCTGACGGCGAACCCGGGCGGCCCAGGGCACGGATGGCTGAAGCGCCGCTTCGTGACGGCCCGCGACTACACCGGGCGCGCGGCCGAGCCTTACAAGGAGTTTGACCCGGACGGCAAAGGCACGCGGCGCCGCATCTACATCCCGGCTCTGGTTGAGGACAACCCGGTGCTGATGAACAAGGATCCGGGTTACATCGACTACCTTGAGTCGCTGCCGCCAGCGCTGAAGCGCGGCTGGAGATATGGCGACTGGGACGCCTTCGAGGGGACGTTTTTCTCCGAATTCCGTGCCACCCGCATCCCCGGGGAGCCTCCAGAGGCGTTGCACGTCACCCACGAGTGTCCGCTTCAGCCGCATGACAAGCGGTGGATCGCCACTGACTGGGGCTACTCGCATCCGTCAGCGACATACTGGTTTGGCCGCGGCGAAGACTCGCGGGTGTACGTTTACCGCGAGCTTGTCACCAGGAGTGTGGGTCCGGAAGAGCTGGGTGTGAAGATCGCCGAGGAAACCCTGCACGACTTGGGAGGCCACAACCAGCAGATGGTGCTTGTGCTGTCGCCTGATGCCTTCGCGAAGCGCGACGACAGAAACACAATTGCAGAGCAGATCACGGCTGGCATCGGGTTGGTGATTGGGCCGGAGGCAGTGCTGCTGATGGAGCCTACCGAGGAAGAGCGTGAGCGTCTCGGCTCAAAGGCATGGGACGCCGTGCAGGCGCGCCGCGAGGAGCAACGGGACAAGCTCCGCATCGTGGTGCAGCGCGCCAACAACGACCGGGTGGGCGGCTGGAACTACATCCGCCAGCTTCTTCGCTGGTGGCCGGTTCGGAAGGGCGATGGGCCGCGCATCGACTACTCGCTGGTGCGGGATCTGTTGGGCCGCCCCAACGGCCCCGAGGAGTACATCCGCTACATCTCGTCGCTGGCAATCCAGGAGGAGGTATTGCCGCGCCTCATGATTCATTCGGGTTGCGTCAGACTTATAGATGGCATACAGCGTGCCCAGTACGATGATGCCAACAAGGAGGATGTCCGCAAGGAAGACGGTGACGACGAGATCGACGCCTTGCGGTACGGTCTGATGTATCACCGCAAGGAAGACATGGTTTTGCCGCGCGATGTGCTGGCGCGCCGGGCGCTTGACGCCGAGGCGCAGAAGTACGGCTATCTGGCCCCGCACACCCGGCACATGATGACCAAGGCCGCTCTGGCTCAGGCTGCAGCCCATGAGCCGCCGGCGGCGATCAACCCGAACCGCGGCGTGCTGCGGCGGGCGCAAGTTTGAGGAGGGTATATGGGAAACCTGATCATGTTTGGCGGCAACAGCAAGCAGAAACCGGCGCCCACGCTGCCTGGGCAGGCTTTGGGCAGCGCGCCGGCGGCGCCAGTCAAGAAGTCCAAGAAGGAGGTTGGCTACCAGGATCCGGACGCCGTCTGTTCTGACTGCCGCTACTATGAAGGGGGTGAATGCTCACAGGTGGAGGGCGAGATCGACCCCGAGGGGTGGTGCCACCTGTTCGAGGACGCCGGATACGGGGACGAGCAGGAGGATGGAGAAGGGGCGGAAAGAGAGATCGGGGCCTGATTCTGTGCACTGGCTGTTGAGGCTGTTTCCTTCCCTGAGATCTGAACTGCTGCAGGCGCATGAGGCCAGGATCCAGGCGGAATCGCTTTTGCGTGACGCCGCGGCATCGCTGGAGTCGCTGCGGGCGGATTATCAGGACTTGGCGGCAAAGTACGCGCAGCTGGCAGAGCAGCACGTCGAGATGCACAAGCGAGTGGCTGACTTCTTTGCCACCGCGGCGACCGGCCGTGGCCTGTTTTCCGACACCAGGCTCGGGGAGGCCCCCGGTGGTGGGGTGCGGCACAGTCACATTGTCACCGGGCGCGACGTTGTCGCTGACGCGGTGAAAAAGTTCCGGGAAGATCTGAAGGGGTTGGCGCATGGCTGATGACGCGCGAGGGCTTCCGGAGGACCAGAGCCGCAAGCTGGTTTCGTTTGCAAAGTCGGTGGACGCGGAGTACGAGGCCCACCGGCTGCGCCTCTACCTGAAGGCACAGAGGAACGACCTCTACTATCGCGGCGTGAACCGCGTGGCGCCGAAGCTGGCCGGCGACAGGGTCTTCATGGCCCCTGTGGAGATGAGGTCTGCGGATGGAGCCGAGATCCGCGAGTATTCGGTCAACAAGATCCGCGGCGACGGGCGAAAGCTGATCTCGATCATCGGGCAGAAGCACCCGAACGTGAACGCCGTTCCGCAGAACCCGCGCAGCGAGGAGGACCGCGCAGCGGCTCGCGAGTACGAGAAGGCTGCCGCCGTGCTGCGGGAGTGGTGGAAGATGCCCGAGCTGCAGATGCGGGCAATCTTGTACCTGTACAAGTACGGAACTTTGTTCGGCTTCGTCCGGTGGGTCTCCGATGGCCACCGCTATGGCTACCGGGAGGAGCCTGTCTACGAGCAGCGTGAGGTTGTCGCCGAGCCGGGCCGCTACACATGCCCCGCATGCGGCGGCACGCAGCAGGCCGACGAGATCCCTCAGGCCTGCAACCAGTGCGGCGCCCCGGCAGACTCTTCCGGCTGGGTGGAGCCGGAGAAGATTGTGGTTCCGGTGGTGGTCGACACGAAGCGGTACCCGCGTGGACGTGTCGAGCTGACCTTGACCAACATGATGCACGTCAGGGTTCCTCTGCATGCGTCATCCCTGGAGGAGTGCGACTACCTCATCTACGAGTACGAGGTGCCACGCCACCGCGCCATCGCCGCATTCCCGGATCTTCGCGACAAACTTCAGAACGCCGATTCTACAGGTGGATCAAACGCGGGAGCGTTGGCCAGGGCGTCCATCGCCAGCCCGAGCGGCGGTCGACTGCAGCCCGCCAACATGGTGACCTACACGCTTGTGTGGCTGCGCCCGGCAATGTTTGAGGCGATTGAAGATGCCAAGCTGCGCGAGCAGATGAAGTCAAACTACCCGGACGGCGTCAGGTTGACAATTGTAGGAGACGAGCTGGTCAGCATGGAGGCGGATCGGATCGATGACCACTGGGCGTTTGCGCTTTCCCAGCCGTCCGACACGGTGTACTCGGATCCCTTGCTGGATGACATGATCGACTTCCAGGATGCCTACACCGATGCACTGACTATTGCCATCGAGACACTGCAGCGGGGGCTGCCGATCACGCTGTTTTCGCCGGATGTAATCGATCCGAAGAAGCTGGCCCAGACACCAGCACTTCCGGCCGAGATGATCCCTGTCCGGGCTGGCGCCGGCAACAACATCCAGAACGCCATCGTGACGGTTCCAACAGCCAGATTCCCGGACGAGCTGCCGAAGTTCATGGCAGCTTTCGAGGAAGATGTTCGCGATGCCACTGGCATTCGGCCCGAATTGTGGGGCGGCGGCCCCGTCGGGGGTACGGCCACCGAGTACATCCGCCGCCAGAACCAGGCTCTTGCGCAACACGGCGCAGAATGGCTGTTCCTGCGGCAATTCTGGGCGCGGATGTTTGATTGTGGCGTGCGCGAACTGGCGCGCTACGCCGCCGAGGAGATCGTGGTTCCGACCAGCGAAGGCAGTGGCGCCACGGATGTCGAAGTCATTGATCTTGCGGCTCTGCAGGCGGGGTCGGCCCACTTCGAGTCCGACGAGGCGATTCCGTTGAACATGGCGCAGCAGCGGGAGTACCTCCAGCAGTTGCTGACCGGGATGCCGCCGGATGTGGCGCAGGCACTGGGCGTGTTCCACCCATCCAACATCGGTATCCTGCGCGAGCTTCTTGGGCTGCCTGACATGGTTGTGCCTTTGGAGGACGCGCGCGAGAAGGTTTCCGAGACGATCAACGAGCTTCTGAAGGACAAGCCGGTTCCGGGTCCGGACGGGCAGTTGATGCCGAGCATCATGCCGGATGATGTCGAGGATGACCCGTCGGTTGTTCTGGAGGTATGCCGCGAGTGGATGCAATCACCCGCCGGGCGCCGCCAGAAACAGAAGAACCCGGATGGGTACGCAAACGTGCGGGCGTACGTCATGGCTGTACAGGCCATGATGCCGCCACCGGGGCCCCCCGAAGGGGCGGAACCGGTGGCCAAGGCACCCGCTCCGCAGGGAGGTTCCGGCAGCCCGGATGAGCCGCCAGAACCGCCAGAGAGTCAACCACCCCCTGCCGAGGGACCCCTGCCAGACCCGGGGCCAATCGGCTTGGGCAATTTTGGATGATTACGGAGGATGAATGAGCGACCTGAATACCGCGATTGACGCCGCCCTGTCCGAGGGTAGTGCGTCTTCCACCACGGCGCCGCCTGCCACGCCGAGCGAGACGCCGTCCGCCAGCTCTACCCCGGAGCCAACAGGTTTGGCCGAGGCGGCCGAGCCGCAGGCCGGGGCGCAGCCAAACGAACCCGAGGAGGCGGAGCCTGACTGGACCGACGAGGAACACCAGGCAACCCCGTCCGACGAGGCGGGCAAGCACCGCATCGTCGCCAAGAACCGCTTCGACGCGCTGTACAAGGTCTACAAGGCCGCCAAGGCGCTGGAAAGCACGTTTGGCCACCTGCCGACGCCCGAGGAGGCGCAACAGTACCTGGCTGCGACCGCGGATCTGGAGCTGATGACGGCTGATCTGTCGTCTGGCGATCCGGAGCGTGTGCAGCGGTTTGTTGAGCATTGGAGCCGGGTGTCCCCGGATGCCCTGCCGGTTTTGGCAGAGACTGCGCTGACGGCGGCTGTGCGCGCCAACCCGCAGTTTTACCAGCAACTTCAGTCGTCGCTCCTCAATGAAACCATCAATGGGTTGTACCAGCAGGTTGCCGCTTTGCGCGACACCAACCCGGGCGAGTTCAAAAAGAATCTCTACGCCGTCCAGATGCTTGACTGGATGATCAACGGCGATTATCGGGACGCTACCGAGTTGGAGCAGGCACCCCAGGAAGAGTCTGATCCACGGCTGCAGCGGCTGCAGCAGCTCGAGGCCGAAGAGCTACGCCGGGCGGAGGCCGCGCGTAGCATGGCAATCGAATCCTTCAACCAGCGGCTGTCGAACACCATGGCCGAGATTCGCGAAGGTGCCATCTCGAAGGCATTGGCCCCGGTGGCTGCTTCGTTTGAGGGACGGCCGACACTGCTTGGAGCGATCAAGGACGCGCTGGTTCGCAGCGCCGTCGACGAGATGCGTTCCGATCAGCTGTTCATGGCCAGATTCACCGCCGCGAGGGATCGTGCATTCCAGTCTGGCGATGAAAGCGCCATGAATGCTGCGATGCAGATCTACAACGAGCGATTCAACCGGGCCGTGAGGGGTATGCGCGACAGGGTGATCCGCGAGGTTACCGGACAGTTTGTTGCGCAGAACCAGGCGACCCACCAGGCACTTGAAAAATCGTCCCAGCGCCGCGAACCGGGAAGCACAGGGGCGGCTCCGAACCCGCTCTCGGGCGAACGGTTCCGTGAAGCCGTCCGGAGACGCGACTTCGATGCTGCGTTCGCGTCGCTCGGGCTGGACTGACTCCAACAGGGGTAAGCTGTGTCCACTCTTTCCAACGTTCTTTCCATTCAGATGGAGAAGGTCCGCAGCAAGCTGCAGGACCTGCTTGAAACCTCCAACAATGCGTCGGCTTTGATTCGAAAGACCATTGAGCCGATCACTGTTTCGAACCGGGCCGCCCGGCTTCCGGTTGTGGTTTCGAATCCGGCCGACTTTGGCGCCGTCAACCTCAACGGTGGTGCGCTTGGTCTCGGCTCCGGCATGGTCACCGCTCACATGGAGATCTCGTACTTCCCGACCAAGTTGGGTATCGAGATCACCACGGAGGCGATGTGGACGACCGACAGCGCCGAGAAGGCGATCAAGGATGCCTTCAGGGAGAACCTGCGCCGGGCCATGCTCGAGGCGCAGATCTTTGACGACATCGCGTTCCACAACATCACCGGCACGCAGGGTATCATCGCCCGCGGCGATGGCACGACGGCTATCGGTGGGACCAACCCGTTCTCTGCCGGGCAGTCGGCCACCATCAGGCTGGACAATGAATTCGCCTGCCAGTTGCTTCGCCAGAACATGCCGGTCGAAATTTTCACCACCAACCTGGCGACCCACAAGACGGCGGCGAACAGCCCTGATGCGCTTCCCCGCGTTTCGGCGATTGACGTCGCCGGGAAGACCGTGACCATTACCGGCTCGCCCAACCAGACCGGCTCGATCACGCTGGCCAACACGGACGTGCTGTGCTTTGCCGGCGTCGGTTCCACTCCGACTTTCCGCTACGGCCTGTACGCCTTCAACACCACCACCACGAGCGGTTCGCTGCTGAACCTCAGCCGCACCGCGATCCCGGAGATCAACAGCAACTTCGTCAACGCGTCCAACTCCACTGTCAGCGCGGCGCACATCCTTTTGCTGAAGCACCAGATCGCGATGCGGCGCGGCAAGGTGGATGGCCTGGTTGGCCTGGCGCATCCGGCCCAGCTTGCCCAGATCGCCGACCTGGGCACCGCGATCAGCACCTGGATGCGCGGCAGCTCGGACAAGATGATCGACATCGTGCCCGGAATCGGCGACTCGCAGCTGTTCGGCGGCATCGAATTCCGGATGGATGTGCGGCAGAGCCGCAGCCGCCTGGATGTCATCAATCCCTCCAACTGGACGCGCGTCCGTCTGCGCGACCTCGACTGGTACGAAGTGGACGGCCAGAAGGTGTTCGAGAAGCGAAGTGCGAATGGCGGTGTTGCCACCTCCGTTCTGCTGTACCTTGTCAGCGCGGAGAACTTCGCTTGCGTCGACCCTGGCTCGCAGGGGTTCATCTTCAACCTTTCCATCCCCGCCGGGTACTGACCTGACGGGCTAGCGCCGGGCGGGTAAAGCGCCCGCCCGGCGCACACTCAACCGGAGATGTCACAAAAGATTGCCCGCCTGAACGAGATCCTGCGCACGCAGCTTGGCGAGATTGGCGGCAAGCCGCGCTACCAGTGGATGCGTTCCAACGAACTCATCTTTCGAGTCAAGACAGGCACGCGCGTGTCCCAGACCGAATCCGGTCTTTACTTCGTTGCTCCGGAATACCGGGACGCGGAGATTTTGGGAGGGGAACCGCGTTGGGTCTTGGCGTGCTTTATGGAGCCGGCGTCCTCACGCGAGAAGTGGGAGGCCTTGTGCGGAACCGAGATGGAGTTTCCGGACAAGGGTTTCTACTTCCCGACTGATATTATCTGCAGACCAGGGGCCGAGCCGGACGAAGACATAACCGCGGAACTGATCAGCGCCATTCGGTTCGGTGGTGATCTCTGCGCTGTCGACGTTCTGGACAGGCTCAACGCAAAGCTCGAATCGGAACAGCGAGACGCCGAGCGGCGGATCGCTGACGAGATCGAGAATGCGATGCTGGCCCCGGATCCGGCGATGAACCGGGTCTATTCCATTCCGGAGGGTTAATGTCCACTGTCCAACAGCTAAAAGATGCGCTTACCGGCGGTCCGAAGAAGTACATCATGAGCGTGTTCCCCATCGGGATGACTGCGGTCAGGCCGTTTAACGGGTACACCACATATATCCTGCCAGCTTCCCGGGAGCCGGGGGAGGTCACTGTCTGCGAGGTGGGCAACGCCTTTCAGCGTTCCTACGTTGGCGACGGTAACTGGGCCGATGTTCCGGTGTTTGCCGACGACATCGCCCGCGACCTGTTGAATGAATTCGCTTCCGGCATGGTTGGCCAGGACAGCGGCTACGGCCCCGGCATCTGGCTGCAAAACAGGCCGGAGCCGGATCCGCGCCTGAAAGAGGAAGCCATGGCTCGCCAGACCCAGTACTTCAACTACCTGGTGCAGCAGGCAGACTCGCTGTTTGCCGCTGGCAAGGCAAACCAGATCACCGGGCTGCACCGCGCGGCCGCGCGGTGGCTTGGCAAGAACGACGTGCCGTGGGTGGAGGAGACGCGGCGCCGCGAGACGAAGGAATGCGTCGCCTGCTTCTCCAAGATCGACGCCAGGGCTACGGTGTGCCCGGTCTGCACAACGCGTCAGCCCGGAAAGAAGGTTGAATGACGCCAACGGTCAGCGAGGTGTTTGAGGCTGCACGGGCCTTGTTGGCCGATCCACAGGGGCTGGAGTTTACAGACTCGGCCCTTCAGCCGTTCTACAGCCTTTCCTACCAGGAGATGCTGCAGGCGTTGCGGGAGGTCGCTTCACAGGAGCCGGAGCGGGAGGCGCTGATCACCGGGGTGCCCGCCGGGGCCACTTCTGTCGACCTCGCTGCCGCCGGGCTTACTGATATCGGCAACATTCACTGGATCTACCAGCGGGCGGCCGGTTCGAACTTCTGGACGCCGCTGAGACTGGTTCAGGAAATCACCCCGGATTACACAGGGCCGGCGGCTGAGTACAGCGGGGGCACGCTGCGTCTGACACCGGCTGACGTAGTACGCGATCTGCGCATCAAGTACTCTTTGTCCGGGACCCCGCCGGCGTCCGGGAGCGTCGGCATCCCGCACTCGATGCGGTTCCTGGCAAACCGCATCGCGTGCCTGGCGCTGTCGGCACGCGAGGAGGGTGGCGCCGGGGCATTGATCTTTGGGCAGGAGGCCCAGATTGCACTGGAGTCATTGCGGCACTCCGCGGTGTCACAGTTGCAGTCGGCGTCGTTTCAACGCCCCCCGTTCAGGGCGCGGCGCAGGTAAGCGGTAGAGGAGGGTAACAATGGCAAATCCCGCTGTCTCGTTGGTGAGTTACCAGCCCGCGAAGGCTGGCTCCCCGGGCGTTCTCGTGGTCGACGCGACGTGGACGACCTACGCGCAGAACACGGACGCGTTGGTCCTGACAGGTCTGCGTCTGCCAGGTTTCGAGCCGAGGCAGGTGGTGTGCGGGTGGGGCGCTGTCGGCACTACCGGGCACCAGGTCACATTCACCCCATCCGCCACGCCAACCATGTCGAACGTCGGCATCCTGAGGGCGTGGAACGGAACCACCCAGGTTGCTTCGGGTGCGTTCGCTCAGACCGCGCGGTTGTCGTTCGTCCTGAGCCGGAGGGGGTAACGTAATGGCGCGTCGCGGGCTTCAGCAGGTGGATATTGGCGAGTTCCTCGGACCGCTCCTGGATCCGGTGGTGGAGGTTACGGATGCGCCGGTAAACTATCTCAGGGAAGCCCGCAACGTCGTATTTGATCGTGGACACATCGGCACAAGGGAGGGGCACGCCGTGTGGCACACCACGGCTGCCCCCATCCGTGCGTTTCATCAGTGGATGGCCAACGGCACTGAGGAGGTGATCGTTTACGTCACCAACGCCGGGGGCGTGTACTCGCACAACATCCCTCTGGATCAACTGACACAGATCCTTCCCGATGGGTCTGTTCCGGCTGGCCAGGTTGTATTTGCAGGCGCCGGGTCGCGGGTTTATATCGCCGCGCCGGGGTTCGCCAAGGTCTGGAGCGGGCTTTTTACAAACGGCCAACCACAGGTGTCCGATGTGGCTCCGGCGCCTCCGCCGACTTCGCTGTTCTCGTCGAATGCGAGCTACGCCAGCGGACTCAATACGGCCGGGGTTCACAAGTTCTCTGTCGCGTTCATGTCAACATCCGGAAGCGTGACCAGACCGGTCGAGCCGGTGTCTGTGACGCTGGTTGGTGACAAGACTGCCCAGCTTGTGTTTCGGGTGTCCCAGACGCCCGCGTGGGCCGAGAAGGCGTATTTGTTGATGACGACGGCGAACAACCTGGAGCGGTACTACTACGTTCCCGGGGCTTCGGCCGGGTTGATTCCGGGCCAAACCAACTTCGACCTGACGTTCTACGTCAACATCCCCGACGAGACCTTGGCGGCGTTCGCCGAGGATGCCACCGAACTGTTTAACCGCATTTCCGGACCCCCACCGGGGGTGTTTGGCGTTGTGCCATACGGAAACCGTCTCTGCTACGTCTGCCAGGATGCTGTTTATGCCTCAGAGCCTTTCCAGTACGAAGCCATCACTCTGGACCAGCACCGGATCGAGCTGCCAGGCAGGCGCCGCGTCACTGCCGCGTTCTCTCTGCAGGGCACGCTTTACATCTGCTCGGACGACGGTATCTTTGCAGTATCCGACTCTGGCGACGTGCCGGCAAGCTGGGCCGTTCCAACGGTGATCGCATCCGGGGTTGGCGTGCCTTCGATGTACGCCGTTGCCAGCGCGCTGGAGTTCGGCTACTGTGTCCTCGCCACGACTGCAGGTTTGTTCTGGTTTGATGGCGGCACATTGCAGCGCGAACCGATCAATGCGAACCAGCTTCCTGACTGGCGCAGGATCAGGTGGAGCCTGGCTGCCAGTACGATGCAGGTCGTGAACGACGTTGATGCGTCACGCATCTACGTCTCTGTCCCGATTGGTGACAGCGCTACAGCCAACACGCACATCATGACGTTTGACTACGGCCTCGGAATCGATCCGCAGGCGATTCGTTACTCGCTGGATTCCATTGCCGGTGTCGGGATCGGGTTCATGTCGCGCGTGTGGTTGCGTGGCTCTCGCCTGTTTGCCACCGCGTTTGCAGAGAACGGGCAGCCAAGAATCCTGCGTCGGTATTTGCGATCCGAGGTACTGAGTGACCCGGTCGGGACACGCACGGACAACGGGGCCGCGATTGCGTCCAGCGTCAGGACAGCCAACCTGCCTCCGGTTCCGGATGGAATGGCGCAGCACCGCGGGGTGGCCATGCGCGCAACGGGCAGCGGGTCGCTCTCCTGTTCTGTGATCGGGATGGACGGCGGGGTGATACAGAACCTGCCCCCGTTTTCGCTGTCTGATGCCCCCGGGGATCTCCTGTCTTCACGCTACTACTGCCTGGCGCCGTCGGTGTCGTATCAGTTCGCCCAAACCGGAGGGCACTTCTCGCTCAGTGCGGTGCGACACTTCTTCCGTGGATACCTGCAAGACAAATGAGATCTGTCAAGGCTTATACCACGCAGCTCAGGGTTCGCGGCGGATCAATCGGGGTGCAGATCGCCGAAGCTCTGGAACTGCTCGAAGCCAGAATGGGGCAGTCTTCCGGCGGCACCCGTTCAAGCATCCCCTCATCCGGGAGACAGCAGGCCGTCGTTTCGCCTCCGCCGCATGTCGCATCGCTCAGTGTTGTGGACGTAGTGGGAATGGGGAACGTGGCGCTGGTCACTCTCCAGTTCCAGCCTCCAACCGGGGCGACGTTTGTCAATGTGTACGGTGTCCTGGATGGAGTGACCACGTTTCTCGGCAGGGTAGCTATCCCGGCGCCGAACCAGAGCGGATACTCGCAGATCAGCGTTCCTGTGTTGTCGCCCCCGGTGGTTGACTCCACCGGGGTTCAGCTCTTCGTGTGCGCCGCCACCGCGACCACGGAGGCCCAGATAGATGAGGCCACCCCGAGCGTAACGGTTGACATTCCGGCGGCTGGCACCTTGGATGGCGCACCCCGGGCCACTGTGTCACTCACGCTGGGCGGCTTCGACGATGCCGTCGAGAACGTTGACGCAACCATCTCTGTCACCTGCCCTGATGTTCCTGTAACCGACGTCAAGCTGTACGCCCAGTACAAGCCCCTGCCCGGCGGACCCATCCTGCAGCCGCAGTATCTCGGGACGATGCGCGGGGTCAGGAACGGCACATCCTCCCGCTCGATGTGGTTTCCGCTGTACCCGAACGAACTGCTGGGGGGCGTATCTCCGCTCCCCGACGCGGTTGATGCTGTGGTGTACGCTGTTCTGGAGCTGGCAGACACCTCGCCTGCGCTGGTTCCTGAGAACTGGGCGAACCCTGATCCGCAGACGGCGACGCCGTACGCCACCGCGCCCATTTCGCTTCAGAGTGTTGCCGACGCGAAGTCTGCCCTGGCGCTGCCGAGGCCTTCTGTCACGACGTACGGCTACAGCCACGCCGAAGGCGGGGTGGACATCTGGTTTCGCTATGCCCCGCCATATCCGCGTGGGCGGTTCGAGGGTGTCTCGGTCTACGCGCAGGACGACGTGGGTCAGCGGTGGTTTTCGTTCGGTGACTTCGTCGATAACTCGGATCCGAGCCGCACCGGAGAAGATGCGTACGGGTACGTCTCGTTCCGCTACCCGATGGGTGATCCCAGGCCGGAGCGGATTGTTGTTTCCGCCGAGTCGTACGGGTCTGACGGCGCGCGGACCAAGCCGCCGGTAATCTCGTGGACCGGCGGAGTCCCGAGCGGCTACGGGTCAAACGGGTTTGCACTGCTGATCGAAGCGGTTGCAACGGCTCTGGGAAGCATCAGCATTTCTTCGGCGTCTGTCCAGTACAGGGAATCCGAGGGCGGCTGGCAGTACCGCGTCGCCATCACGCTCGGAGGCACGGCGCCATCCAGGCCGATCTACGGCGGCACGATCGTGTTCCTGCGGTTCTCTGACGAAGCGCTACCGGCGAACAACGAGGGGTGGCGAAATCTGCGTGCCATCGCCCGCCATGCGCCGGGCGAGCCGCTTACGATCTACTCGGACTGGTACCCTATCCGGGCTGGCAACTCCGCCCAGTTCTGGTTGAAGCCGGTGGCCTCTGACACGACCGGCGCAACCGTCGTCTGGGGCAGCACCGCCGGGCCGTACAGCGTGTCGCTGTCGCCGAATATTCCCGGCGCCGGAACACACGACTTCAACCTCTCGGCTGTGCTGGATGGCTACTGGGACGATGGCAACGGCGTGCGGCTTGGCAAGGTGGATGTGTCGTGGACTCCGCTCAGCCGCAGTGACGTCATCTACACGATCTGGGAGTGCAGGGTTAATGCGCAATCAGAGCCGCCGTACTCCCGGTACACCAGAACAGAGGCCAACACGTCGGAGTCCGGCCTGACCATGTGGGTGGCCCCGCCCAGGGAAGGCACAGAGTATCTCTACCTCGCCCTGACTGTGAATGTGCCTGCCGACGGAATCTGGCCATCTCCGACAGATTACGAAGCAGGAACGCTTCCGGTCGCCATGGTTGAGTTGCCGGTGGCCGGGTTGAGCGATCAGGTCACGGGCTTCTCGGTTACGGTGGAGACTGACCAGACACAAGACGTGCCCCGTGGCCGGTTCGTGTTCGCATTTACGCCCCCGAACGACCCTGACTACCACCATGTTCACGTCTATCGTAGGCCAGCGGACAGCGGCGGCGCGCCGATTGCTGACTGGCTGCCTGACAAGGTTGCCTCCATCATCGAGGGCGGCCCGGGCGGCTGGTGGACGCTGCCGAGCCAGCCCGAGTACTGGATCTTCAAGGCTGTGGCCTGTAATTCGCTGGGGCAGGAGAATACGGTCAACCCGCCCGAAGTGTTTGTGGCTGTTCCCACCAGCGCCGGGGTGACGGCTTCAAAGGCCGCGCCGGGGATGGTGACAGGCCCTCTCAGTGTCAACATCAACAATCAGGTCACAATTGGTCCAGGGGCAATCGGTGCCGAACACATCGGGTCGGTTAACGCGTCAGTGATCTCCGGTCCGATTTTGGCGAACCAGATACAGAGCATCAACGCCAATCAGATCAACGGCCTGATCGCGGCCAGCCAGATCGAGGCGATCAACGCCAACCAGATCAACGGCCTGATTTTGGCATCGCAGATCGACAAGGTCAATGCCTCGCAGATCAACGGGCTGATCCAGTCATCGCAGATCCAGTCGATCACGGCCGACAAGATCGCTGGGCAAATCCAGGCCTCGCAGATCGAGAGCGTCAACGCCACGCAGATCAACGGGGTGATTTCCGCCGGCCAGATCGGCTCGGTCAACGCCAGTTCGATTACCGGGGTC